TTCCATCGAGCGGATCGTGCCGTTCATGTAAACGACCACGGGCGTCACTGCGCCGTCGAGGCTTTCGAGAGCGCCACGAGCCACGAGTGGCACGGTCTGGCCTTGGCCCATGCCCCAGAGGTTCAGGACATTTTCCTCGTAGCCTGAGAGGACGAAGGAGGCTTCCAGTTTCTCCTGGCCCATCTCAACGGCCACGGAGGCGTCCATACCGCCAGCGCGGAAATCTTCAACCACGAGGCCGAGGGTTGGGAGTTGCAGCTCGTCACAGACGCCTGCGAAGCCTCGCCCGTCGACGTAGAGATTGAAGTTTTTGAGTAGGTTCGATGCGGTTGCCATGGTCTTTTTTTAGTTGAGGATTTCTTTGAGGTATTCGTTGGTCAGCTCACCACGGAAAGTGATGTGCTCGGCTGGGTAAGGCGGCGTGAAGTCGAAATTAAAAAACACCTTTCCGAGTTGGATGTTCGCCGGGGTGTTCAAATCTGGATCGGCCCAGCACTTGCCGCCGAGGATCGCGCCTTGGTTCTTGAGGCTGGCGAGGTAGGCGTTGACGGACTCCGTGACATCTTCGAGGTAGGTTTTTGAGATGAGGCGGTCCACGGCCCAGAGGTGGGCGCGTTGGAGTGAGTCGAAAATGAGGTCTGCTGTGCGGCGCACATTGACGAATTGGTATTTTGCATCGGTCGATCCGGTCTGGTTGCCCCAGAGGCGGAATCCGCCGCTGCGAATGAATGTAGCGACATTGCCGAGGTTGAGCACATTGGCGAGTGAGGAGGTATCGCCGAGCACGAAATCAACCGACTTGTCGATCTTCTCGATACCGGAAACTTCGTTGTTTGACGGCGACCACCAGAAGCCGCGCTCGTTATCTATGCGAGCCATGACACCGGCGACATAAGGCGCGGGGTCTTCGCCGCCGTTCACGGCTGGCCAGATTCCATAAATGCGGTCGTTGCCGTTTGCTGTGACCCATGCACTGGCTTCGGTCGCAGTGTCGATTGCGGCAACGCTTGAAACGAGGCCAGCGATGGCAACCGCACGGAGAGCGGAGGCGACGATTTTCACATCGTCAATTGTGGTGGTCTCATACGCGCCTTCGGCGACGATCAAGCGAGGCGTGACATTGAGTTCAGCTTGCGCCTTGCGGAGGGCGTGGACGCCTGTGAGCAGGCTGGAGCTTCCAGCGACATCCGCCGCAGTCGCGCAACGCACGACTACGACCACAGCTCCGGTCTGTGCATAAATCGCTTCGATGGCCTTGCCGAGGAATGTGCTCGCGCCGAGCTTGGTCGAGACTCCCGTCGGGGATGTGACGAGGACGGGCGTGTTCAGCGGGAAATCCGCATGAGCTGTGCCTGTGCCGACGAGGCCGATGACAGATGAGGAAACGGTTTTGATTGGGCGTGGCCCGCCGGTGATTTCTTGAACTTCGACGCCGTGTAAAAATTGAGACATGGTTATTTAGTGGGTTGCGGTTGCGGGTGAGAGTGTGCGGGGGTCGTGTTGCGGTGTCTTCTGCGGGGACTTCCTGTTAGAATTTGATGCAGTAAAGCAGGGGGATGTTTTTCGGGCGGGTTTCGGTGCCGCCTGTTAAGCCTATTGTTATCGTGTGAGAATGATCTCCGGCTGGTCCTGTGTTTCGGTTTTCAGTTGCTGTATATTGAGCCGATCCTGACGATGCTGTTTGGTTAAATCCGCCCTGGTTAAATTTGTCAGAGTAAGTGTGCGTATGCGCTCCAGCCACGGTAGATGTTGCAGTATGGTTGTGGCTTTTGAAATCATCCAACTGCTTTTGTCCAAAAGTGCCCGACGCCGTGCCGTCCGAATTCGTCCCGCTGCCGCGCACGAAGTATCCGCGCAGGTCGGGGAGTGCAAAAGTCGTGCTCCCGTCTCCGACTCCGTAAAGCGTGCCGATGGCAGCAAAAAGTGCGGGGTATGTTGTCCTTGAAACCGCCGCGCCATTTGCAGCGAGCCAACCGGATGGAGTGACGGCCATGGCGAAAGGTAGGACTGCGCCCGGAGGAACAAAGAGGGAGGCTGCGCTGGCGAGGCTTGCAGGAGTGACAGCACGGGTTGCGTCTGTCCCTGTCTGGGTTTGCGCGTTTGTGGCAAGCGCGACCACGCCCACACGCCCTGTTGTTGCCGTGCGGTCCACGAGCCGCGCCACCGAGATGGCCTTTGTGTCGTCTGGCGCAAGAGCCTGCGCCTCGGCTGTGGTAGCCAGCGCAATGACGCCACGGCGGGTTTCCGTTGCCGTAACCTGCGCCAATTTCAATGGCGTAATGATCTTGGTGTCTATCGTTCCTGCTTGAGCTTCGGCGGTTGTGGCAATGGCGAGGACGCCGAGGCGGGTTTCGTTCGCTTGCGCGTAGGAAAACCCTGCGTCTCCGACGACAACCGTTCCGGCTGGCACATTGGTCATCACGAAATCGAGCGCGAAGAGTGCGCTGGCCGTGCTGCCTTTTGTGAGGATGACGCCTGTCTGCGAATATACGGCGAAAAGGACATTGTTGTTCGTGTAGAGGCCGATTTCTTTGACCGAGTAGCTGTCTGCGGAATCGTCCTGCGCCGTGAGGTGTATCGTTCCCGGCACAGGCACGCTGCTGCCGCTTGGATCGAGGCGCTTGATCTCCGTTTGCAATGCCGTGCGGGTGGCTGTTGGCGTGTAGCCTCCGCTGCCGATGGCGATTTTTGTAAGGGTGACAGGGCCGATGGCCCCGCCCACTTGGGCGATGGCGGCGCGGCCTGCGTCGGTTATGATGAATTGAAGGGCCATAAATTAGTAAGTGGCTGCGCAGTCGAGCCGGTTGAATGTGGCGGGGCGGCAGATGCCGACGATGTTCACGCTCCCGACGAAGGATTCGAGGGCTGAGAGAGTGAACGAACTGCGCACGGGTTTGACGGCAGACACTGCTTTGCTGATTGAGTCCTGCACTTCGGCGGGCGTTTGGAGCCAGCCGAGGGCGATTGCGAAAGTGTGGGGAGTCCCTTTTGGCGTGGTCTGCCACCACTCGCTGAGTTGGAGCGCGATGCCGAATGAGTCGAGGAGTGTTTTTACGGCGGCGACGGTTCCTTTTTTGCGGTGAATCTCGGCAGAGTTCTTGATGACATTTCGCTTGGTGTCAGTTGTCCAGTTGGCGTCCCATTCATCGACCGATGTTGCCCAGGCTAACCATGGCAGAAGCGCTTCCGGGCAGGTGTCGGGGTTCCAAAGTGAGCGGATGGGGGTATCAATCGAGCCAAGGCGGGCTGTGGCGAGTGAAATGGATCGCTCTGGCGCTGTCGCATTGGAGGGCAAGAGGTCGCGCAGCGAAAGGTCGGGTGCGATTTCCTCCGTTTCCGTGGACGGGATTTGGTAATCAGCGTTTGTGCGTTGCTCCCACGAGGTGTTGAGAGCGATTCGGGTTTCAACAAGTTGGCCGGACGAGTTGTATTCTTGCCGGAGTATGTTCCAGATTAAATCCGTGACGGCTGCGGCGTCTGGAGCTTGGCCGTAATACCAAAAGAGGCCGTCTTGGTCGCTGAGATATTGGTAAATGGAGCGGCTCATTACTGGCTCAAGCCTCCGTATGTCAGGTTGATCGCGGTGCAGAAGGGCGCTTGCGTGTGGTCGCAGACGATGTTTGCCGCTGGCGCTGTGAGTGTGACTTTTTGCACTCCGTCCACATGGAGCGCGGCGAAGATGGCGGAAAGGTTGATGTCGTTGCCAACCTTGTGATTCTGAGTGGCGAACTCTTGGGCGCTGGCTTGGGCTTCGGCCATGACCACGGAGGAGTCGGGGCCGGGGAAGGTGAAGATCGTCGCGGTGATCGTGTAGTTCTGAATCGATGCGCCTTGCACGGTCACGGCATCCGTGAGCGGGCGGACGGATTCGGCGTTGAGGGCTTGCGTGACATTGCTGATAACGGTTACCGAGGGTGCTCCGTTGCCTGTGAGGCCGAGGACAGTGACGAGGACATTGCCGGGAGAGACGGTTGGCGGCCCGACGATGGTCGCGTGTTTCACGCCGGCCACTTTGAGCGTGTGATAGAGATAGCTTCCTTCCGGGCCTGCGGTGCTGAGTCCTTCCAAGGCGAGTGTGACCCGATAGCGAAAATCGGTGTCGGTCTCCATGACGGCCAAGCGCGGCGGGATCGCTGTCGGGGCTGCGGGCACGAGGACTTTGCGGGTCGTGCCGAAGATGGCTCCGAGTTGATCGAGGTCAGCGCCGGTTGCATAAGCCAGCATGACACCACGAGCGGCATCGTTGACCCTCTGCCGGATGAGCATTTCACGGTAGGCGCAGACTTCCAGAATCTTAAAGGCGGGGTCTGACTCCACGATGGCGGTAAAAGCGGGATCGCGGGCTTTGAGGTCGTCCACCATTTCTTGCAGGATGGCGGCGTAGTCGAGGCTCTCGACAATCGTCGGCGCGGGAAGGCTCGAAAGATCGATTGGCGTGTAACTCATACGACCATTCCGTCCAGCGTGAGCGCGGTTCCGGTGGGTAAATAGACGCCTTCAAGGGCGATGGTGATCTTGCCCGGTTCGATGGCTTGGGCGATGACGCGAGTGATCTCAACGCGAGGCTCCCACTTGCGGATTGCCTCGATGGTGGCGACATAGATTTCGACGATGGTGCCGCGATTCATCGGGGCGTCCACGAGGTCAAACAGGCGCGAGCCGTAGTCTCGTAGCATGACGCGAGAGCCGAGCGGGGTCGTGAGAATGTCCCGTATCGACTGCTTCAAATGGTCCAACCCGGAAAGCGCCTTGCCGGTGTCGCTGCTCATGCCTCGCATGCTGGCGAATTTTAGGGGCGCTCTGGGGGGTGTCTTCTGCGGGGACTTCCCGCAGGAAGGTCAGAAAGGTTTAACCACGGAGAGCACGGAGCAGGTTATGGATTTGGGACAGCTGTGATTGCTGGTCCTGACATTACGCCGCCGTGCGTGTGGGTGGAGAGCGTGATGCCGTTGGATTTCATCAGTCCGGTCTGGTCGTAGTTGCCGGTTTGGGTGACATTGCCGTTGATGGTGATGCCGCCGGATGCGATTTCGAGGGTGGTTCCGCCGACCGTGATTTTCACGCTGCCGCTGGTGATCTCTACTTTTCCGCTGCCGAGGCTGTGTGTGATCTTGCTGGCTGTGATCTCGCTTTTTGCATCGCTGCCGATTTGCGCGAGGATTTTGTCCGAGGTGATTTCGGTTTTGGCGTCCGATCCGACCTTGGCCGTGATCTTTTCGGGCGTGATTTCGGTCTGTGCGTTGTCTCCGACTTTGACGGTTGCCGATCCTTCGGGCAGTTGCAGGAGGTGGGTGTGGTTTTCTCGGTCGTATTCGAGGACGGCCCCGTCTTTGTAGGTTGTGCGGCTGATTTCGGGTTTGTCGCCGTTCGCAGGATAGTCGTTTTTGTAGATGCCTCCTGGCATGACATAGCCAGCGGAGAGTTCGCCGCCGGGGGCCATGACGATGACTTGCTCTCCGACTTCCGGCGCGTGCCATGTGCGGTCTTCACCGGCGCGGCTGGTGAGCCACGGGAGCCATGCGCTGGTGTTGTCTCCCATCGTGACACGCAGGCGGGCTTTGGCGTAGTCGGCCTCTAAGACCGTGCCGGGTCGGATGGTGTTCGAGAGACGGCGCTCAAGCTCTCCGAGGCGGGCGTTGCTCATGTGGCGAGGATGTCTTGAATCGGCACATAGTCCGACTCGTGCGGGATGCCGATCTCTGGCGACCATGAAGCGCGGATGTCTGTGGGCAGTGCTCCACCTTCCGGCCATGCGGTTTCTCCGAGGAGGCAGGTATGTTCCCATTCGACGCGCCATGTTTCGTATTCGGGATTCTCGGCGTCGAACTCTTGCGGGGTGGCGGCGATGAATCGGGCGGGCGTGACGGGCATTCCGAATCGCTGGCCTTGCAGGAAAGCGGCAAAGTTTGCGGCCATGAGTCGCACGGCGAATTTGTTCCCGGCTTTGTAGGAGTAGATCAGAGAGGCGGAAAAGCGGATGTCCACCTGGAGTTGCTGCGTGCCGATGTCTGCGGTGGCGTTTGGCTCGATTGTGTCCAACTCGAAAGTGATTGCTGGCACCTCGATCTTGTCGTTGAAGCGCGAATAGGCGGCGATGGTTTTGACCGACGCGCCGAATTTGGCGTTGATCTTCTCCGCGATCTTTGTGTGCAGGACGGCGAGGTCTATTTGCTGAGTTGCCATTTTAGTTGGGTTTCAAATTCGCGTTGGAGGCGTTCGCCGATTTCGTTTTCCAGACTGCCCATGGCATCCATGCCGGGGTCGAGGATGTTCACGCCTTCGGATTTTTTAATCGGCAGGCGTTCTTTTCCGACCCGTTCAAAGACATGCCCGCCCATTTTTTTAGAGATGAATGCGCCGGGGCGCTTGGCGGGCCCTGCTGTGACTCCGCTCTTGGTCTGGCGAGGCTTCATGGCTTTCAGCGGGATGTTGCGGAGGCCTGCCCACACGCGACCGAGGACGCCATCCTTTCCCATGACCTCCACGCGCATGCGGCCTTTGATGACTTTGCCTGTGACTTTGGTGGCCTTGCTGATGCGGCGGGCGGCTTCGTTGCCTGCCCAGCGGGTGACGCGAGAAACGGCGCTGCGCATGGCAGGCTCGATCTGCTTTTGCGTTGCCCCAAGGTCGCGCCCGATGCGGTCGAGTCCTTTGGCCTCGATGAAAATCATGTCACTCATGCGCGAGGGTGACGGTGGTGAGGCCGGTTCCGTCTGGCTGGATTTCCATCACCGTGTAATCTTTGCCTTCGACTTTGCAGGCGGTTTCGTGGGGGATGCCTGCGACATCCGACTCCTTGCACTGGAAGCGGGGCTGCGTGCTGTCGAGGACTACCTCGCCCACTGAGGAGTCGAAAAAGGCGTTGTCGAAATAGCCGCGCACGATCCGGGTTCCAGTGGGCATGGAAAACAAAATCTCGGTGTGGTCCAGCCCGGAGAAAAAGACATCGAGGTTGCCGTAGGTCATCGTGCGGGGTGGATGCGAATGAAATTTCGAGCGAGGGATTTTGGCCTGATTTTGCGCCAGACTCCATCGCCTGCCTCGCTGTCGCGTGTTCCAGAAAAGTTGGTGTTCCCTTCGACCGTGACGAGGTTCTTTCCATCGTCCTCGAGCACGATGCCGACATGGCTAAAATCAAATGTCACGATGTCTCCCGGCTGGGCGGGGTCTTGGTCGGTGTAGATGCTGGTCGTGCGAGGGCGATCTTTTGCCCATTGGCGGAATCCATACGCCAGCGCGGTGCGGGGTTGCCATTGGGCAGGCGAGCGGGTTAGGCGCAGCCACTCAGGGACATCGTTTTCGATGAGCCATTGCTGAACGCAAAACGAAACGAAAGCGGCGCACCAAGGCCACGGGCCGGGTGGCAAGTCGGTGGCGCGTTGGTAGTCGCGTATCCGCTGGCCGCGATTGTTGCCGCCCTCTTCGCGGATGCCGATCTCTGCTTGGGCTATGGCGAGGAGTCGGTGAATCATTTTACTCGTAGGGGATCACTTCTTCTCTTTGCGAAAGATGTTGATGGCTCCCACCACGGCCATTCCGGCAGCGGCGATGGCGTTAGCTTTGTCGGGATCAAGAACGATTCCGGCTGCGGAGGTGACGAATACGAGGCCGCGCCATGTGGAGGCTTCGGCGAGGCGAGCGAGGATGTAATCGAGGATTTTCATTTGTCTTTGAGGCTTGGGATTTGCGGGTTGAACCAGTCCAGCGTGACTGGCGGGTAATAGCGGATGCCGACCTCCACTCGTCCGAGGCTTCCGATCTTGTCGCCGCTTGGCGGCAGCGGGACGCTGACGCAGGCGGGTAGGAGCAGGAGAGGCAGGAGTGCCAGCAGGCGCGTCATTTGGCTTTGAGGCTTTCCTCGATGCGCTTGGTGCGCTCGTCGATGCGAGCGAGTGTTTCGCTTCGCTCGCTGGCGAGGCGTTCGATGGCTTGGAGGCGGATGTCTTGGCGTTCGTTTTCATTTCGGACTTGGCGCATTTGTTCGGGAAGGACGATCCAGCCGTTGAGCGATGAGAAGACCGTTGCCACGAGGGCAAAGGCGGCGATGGCTTCCGCGAGATTCATCTTCACGGCAGGGCGTCCGTCCTTTTCGTCGAGGCTCATTTTTTCTTCTTAGGCTCGGCGGCTGTTTCGACGAATGGCTTGGCGAGGCCAAGGGCGATGAGTTCGCGGGCGAAGGATGGCGAGACTTCGACATCGCTGCCGACCGGGCAGGATTCGCCGGCAATCATCAGGCTTTGAAGAAGGGTGATTTTTTGAGGTTCCATAATCTGCGGTTCCTAACAAAAGCCTCCTCCGCGAATGCACACGGAGGAGGCGGTTGAGTTGTCAGCTATTGCTTATGGCTTTTTGCCGTAA